TCCAAAATAAGGAAATCACGTTATTTTCCCCTCATGATTGTCCTCACTTGTATGCGAGTTTTGGGACCGATAAGTTTGATGACTTATATTGCCGTTACGAAGCAGATGAATCCATCCCTAAAACCACCATCGGAGCCCAAGAACTTATCCTCGACTTATTAAAGGAGAGAGCAGAGACAGGTAGAATATATTTGATGAACATAGATCATTGTAATAGTCACTCATCATTTAAAGATAAGATTGAGATGAGTAATCTATGTCAGGAGATCACTCTTCCTACATATCCTCTTCAACATATTGATGATCACACAGGAGAGATTGCTCTTTGTATTCTTAGTGCAGTCAACGTAGGTAAGATTAGATCAGATGAAGAATTAGAAGATCTTTGTGACCTTGCAGTGCGTGGATTGGAAGAACTGATTGATTACCAAGACTATCCTGTTATTGCTGCAGAACGTGCTACAAAGGCACGGAGAAGTCTTGGAGTAGGGTTCATTGGTCTTGCACATTATCTTGCTAAACTTGGGTTTAAATATGACTCACAGGAGGCATGGGATGCAGTTCATGGACTTGCTGAATCTTTCCAATACTATCTTCTAAAAGCATCTAATAAACTTGCAGAAGAGAAAGGATGGTGTGAAAACTTTGGACGTACCAAATACTCTGATGGAATCCTTCCTATTGATACATATAAGAAAGACGTAGACGAGATTTGTTCTCAACCTTTACAACATGACTGGGAATCTCTTAGAGCATCTATCCTTCAGCACGGTTTACGGCACTCAACACTGTCAGCACAGATGCCATCGGAGAGCAGTTCCGTTGTGTCAAATGCAACCAATGGAATTGAACCACCTAGAGATTACTTGTCCATTAAGAAGTCAAAACAAGGGCCTCTTAAACAAGTTGTTCCATCATATGGGACTTTAAAAAATAATTATACTTTACTCTGGGATATGCCTGATAATACTGGGTATATTAATGTAGTTGCAGTGATGCAAAAGTTCTTTGACCAAGGTATTTCTGGTAACTGGAGTTATAATCCAGAGCATTTTCCAGATAATGAGGTTCCTGTATCTGTTATGGCAAATGATTTTCTTACCACTTATAAGTTGGGTTGGAAGACATCTTACTATCAGAATACTCATGACATGAAGGCAGATGATGATGAAAAGTTAGATAATTTACTTGAGGATCTAGAAAACGCTAATGAGGAGGAGTGTGAATCCTGTGCCATCTAATCTAAAAGGAATGACCGTCTTTAATACTCAAGACGTTAATACCAAGAAGCAACCAATGTTTTTTGGCAAACCTTTGGGAGTTCAAAGGTATGATAATTTTAAGTATCCTCAGTTTGAGAATTTAACAAAGCAACAACTAGGATACTTTTGGAGACCAGAAGAAGTATCATTACAGAAAGATCGTGGAGACTATCAAAAATTGCGTCCAGAACAAAAACATATCTATACAAGCAATCTTAAATACCAGATCATGCTTGATAGTGTACAAGGCCGTGCTCCTGGTATGGCTTTCCTACCTTACTGTTCTCTACCTGAGTTAGAGGCATGTATGGAAGTATGGTCTTTCATGGAGATGATCCATAGTAGATCATATACATATGTCATTAAGAATGTTTATCCAGATCCATCTGAAGTATTTGATACTATTATCAAAGATGATCGTATTCTAAGTCGTGCGGCAAGTGTCACTGAGTCTTATGATGAATTTATTAATGAAGCACAGGTATGGGGTCAGAGTGGTTTGTGGAAAGATATGGATCCTTCCTTGAACACATCTCTACCTGTGTTAGAGATGAAAGAATTAAAACGTAAACTCTATCGGGCAGTAGCAAATGTCAACATTCTTGAAGGTATCCGCTTTTATGTGTCTTTCGCTTGTAGTTTTGCATTTGGTGAGCTTAAACTCATGGAAGGATCAGCAAAAATCATATCCCTTATTGCTCGTGACGAGAACCAACATCTTGCCCTGACTCAGAATATAATAAACAACTGGAGGAAAGGTGATGATCCTGAGATGGTTGATATTGTTAAGGAAGAAGAGGAGTGGACTTATCAGATGTTTAATAAGTGCGTGAATGAAGAGAAGAAGTGGGCTGATTATTTGTTTAGAGATGGAACCATGATTGGTTTGAATGATAAATTACTTCAGCAGTATGTTGAGTGGATTGCAAATCGTAGACTTAGATCTATTGGTTTGAAAGCACAATATGATATCCCCATGAGGAATAACCCACTTCCTTGGACTGAACATTGGATATCTTCTAAAGGATTACAAGTTGCCCCACAAGAAACAGAGGTAGAAAGTTATGTCGTCGGAGGAATCAAACAAGATGTCAAAAAAGATACCTTCTCAGGATTCAAACTCTGAAGAAATAGAGTGGGATTTTGAGGAAATGAAGAAATCTGTTATGGACAATGCTGTGGACTATGATAAATTAGTAGGTGGATGATGAGAGAAAATCCACCTTATCCTAAGTATCCTGAATACATGAACGGCAGACTTAAAAAAATAGACATGGCTGCAAGACTTGATCAAATGAAAGCTGGTCTTGCAAGTAAGAGTTGGTATCCTGAATGGGATGCTCGTCAAAGAGGTGCAGCACAACGCATTCTAAATAATGCATTGGATGTCCTTGACGAGTATGACTATTGACTATGAAAATCCCTGGTTATATAAAGGTACAAATTTCACTACTGACGATATTGATGATTTCTTCGGTTTTGTCTACAGGATTATCAATCTACAAAATGGTAGAGAGTACATCGGAAGAAAATACTTTTGGAAGTTTAGAACTCCTAAAGGCAAAAAACGTAAAGTAAAATCTGAATCTGATTGGAAAAAGTATTATGGGTCTTGTCCAGAACTTAAAGAAGAAATTGAACAATTGGGTAGACAGAACTTTAGCAGAACTATGCTCAGCTTACATAAAACAGCTGGCAAAACAAACTTCGAGGAAACGAGACAACTCTTTGTCAACGGAGTCCTCACCGAATCACTTGACGATGGGACACCAAAGTACTACAATAGTAACATCCTCTCCCGATACTTCAGAAAAGATTATTATGAAACTTGATAGCACTGATGAGATCATTGCCTATACTAGAGAGTGGGCCATTAATAAAGTAGAATCAGCAGAATTGGTAGGGGATAAGATAGCAATCTATGCAGAGTTTGAAGATTGGATTGAAATTGATGACGTGGACAACATTGAAATTATTTCTATAGAAAAGGAACCTGAAAATGAAGATAGGATTTAATTGTAGTTCTTGCGATCTATTCCATGCAGGACACGTTACAATGATGAAGATGGAGAAGCAGTTGTGTGACTATCTTATAGTTGCACTTCAAGTGGATCCTACGATTGATAGACCTGGTGTGAAGAATAAACCAGTTCAATCAGTCTATGAAAGGTATGTACAACTACAAGGATGTAAGTATGTTGATGAGATTCTAGTCTATGAGACAGAGGCTGATCTCCTTAATTTACTTCAGACTCAGAACATTGATGTTAGATTTCTTAGTGAAGAATATAAAGATAGAGACTTCACAGGAAAGCAATATTGTATAGATAATGGTATAGAACTATATTTTCATCTCAGAAGACACCAGTATTCCTCTACAGAATTAAGGAATAGAGTGTATACATTAGAAAAGAAAAAGAGAGATGAGAAGATAGAAAAGCAAGTAGAACAATATTCACCAGAACTTTTAGAAAAGTATTCGCTTAAAGACAATGATCAAGGTAAGATGTAAGGAGTGTGGTAAGGAAGTAATTTCAAACTCAGCAAGGAGTGTATCATGTGGTTGTCCTAACATGACCACTATAAATGGAGATAAATTAACCGCACTTGACTTAAATAAGGTAGTCATGATAAGTTCTCATCAGGAAAATAAACCTGATGGACTTACCTCTCAAGACCTTCAATGGCAAGAGGAAAGACGCAAACGTAAAGTACGCAAACTAAACTTCGAGGTTCGATGACCGAAGAAACAATCAAGCAAATCTGCTATACTAAAGAAGAAGTAGATTCAATGATTGCTTTTGCTGTAGATGAGGCACGTAGAATTGACGAAGCCTCAATGGCAAAGCATAATAGGGAAGCAACTATCATTAGTATGATACTTGGATTCACTTGTTTAGCTTTATTCGTAGATGGTCTACTTAGGATACTGGGAATCATTCCTCCCTTTATGCATCTTGATGTAAATATTATTGATAAGGTAACTGATAGAGTGGAGACAGATGTTATAGATAAGATAAGACAAGTACCCCTTAAACGATTACTTAATCGATGAATCCAGTAACAGACATAGTTTTTTCAATCACATGGATACT